TAATGCCGGTCTCGATGGTCCATCCGACCGTGCTGATCGTGTCCGTCGTCAACCAACTGGACCAGTTGATGGTGTAGTCCAGCGTGGAGTTCGGGTCTTTGGTCGCGGTGTAGGTTTCGAACGTCGCCATCTGATTACCTCATGCTGCGACGGCGAATGAACGATCCTCCGCTGTCACCGTAAACTGTCTTTGCTCAAACGGCACAACCCACGCGCGCGTGTCCTCAACCACAAACGTGCGCTGGTCTGGTGCGATGATGAACACCCGATCATCTGCCGCGACTCGGAACGTGCGAATCGCCGGCGTCGCGACAGCCGTAACCACCGTCAGCGTGACGCTGCCCGTCACCGCCACCGCAGCCTGTGCTGCCAGCGGGATGCCAGTGGTGAGCCCTGCCGCACCCGTGACCAGCACGCCGTTCGACGCCACCAGGCGAATGCCTGTGGTGATCGATGCGTTGCCGGTTGCTGTTGCCGATCCTGTGGCCGACAGCGGAATGCCCGTGGTCAGGCTGGCCGATGCTGTAGTGCTGGTGCTGGCCGATGCTGCCAGACGAACCGACGTGGTAAGCGCCGCCGTCTGTGTGACCGTGGCCTGCTGAGCCGTTGCCAGCTGTGGGCCTGTTGTCAGCACGGCAGCCTGCGAGACCGCCACCACAGCAGACGCGGAAAGCCCACCGCCAGCCGTGAGCGCGGCTGCTTGCGTTACCGCCACGCTGGCAGACGCAGCCAGTGGAATCTGTGTGCTGAGCCCGGCCGAGGCCGAAACCGTCGCCGAACCCGCTGCCGACAGCTGAACGCTGGATGTCAGCGCGGCAGTCGCTGAAGTGGTCGCGGACGCAGAAGCCGCCAGCCTGATCTGAGCCGAGAGCCCAGCCAGAGCCGAGGCTGTGGTTGTTGCGGCGGCCGCGAGGCGTATCTGAGCGGTCAGCCCTGCCGTGGCCGTGACCGCGGCCGATGCCGTGGCTGCCAGCCTGATCGCGCTCGTGAGCCCTGCCGACCCCGTGACGGTTGCCGACACGGTTGCAGCAAGAGCAGCAGCACCTGCCGCTGTCAGGTCGGCGTCGTAGGCGGCCGAGACATTGCCGGACGCGGCCAGCGGAATCGCTGTCGTCAGCGCACCGGACTGCGTCGCCGACGCAGTAGCAGACGCCGCCAGCCTGATCGATGTCGTGATCGCGGCAACAGCCGTGACCGATGCGCTCGCGCTTGCGGCCAGCCGGACCTGCGCCGTCAGCGCGCTCGATGTCGTGACGGCTGCCGTGGCCGACGCTGCGAGCCGGATCTGCGTCGAGAGCGCGCCTGCCTGCGTGACCGCGACACTGGCAGATGCAGCCAGCGGAATCTGTGTCGTCAGCGCAGCCGTGGCGCTGACGCTTACTGATGCGTTGGATTCAAGCGCGGCCGCTGATGCCGCTGCGCTTTTAAACAGCAGCAGCAGAGACATTTTTTAGCGCCTGAGCGGATTGAAAGAATTCACCGGGTCGTGCTGCGGGATCGGTCGGCGGTTCGCAGAAAAAACCGCATTAACCGTGCCTAAGCGGTTGTTCGTCACGATCGTGCCGCCGTTCCGCAAAGATATGCCTATCGGGTTCACACGGTCTAAATCCCAGATCACATGAGTAATGCCATTGTTTGACTGAGTTCCGCTACCCAGAAACGTCGGGAACCTGCCCGCCCAAATCGGCACGACAACTTGTGAAAAAACCATCTCTTCCTCTTGTGCCGAAATGGTCCCGTTGGTGTTTGGAAGAAACGCGCTCGCGACGGTGCCCACAAAATAATCAAATCGCCCAATGTCGCCTTGAAACGCGCTCGTGCCTGTCGCTCCAATGTTTCCGACAGTAACAATCGTGTCGCCGGTCGAATTACCCGACCCTGCCACAGTGGTGTTCACAGTGACCGGCGTCGGAATGTCTGTGCCCACGCTGCGCCAGACGCGAAAGTTTGTAACCGCACCGGTGTTAAAAAAGTTTCCCAAAATGGCAATGAAATGCCATTGGTTGACAGCAAGCCCCAGACCGCTTGTTGTTCTTTGCGCGTCGGTGGTGCGGTCCAGAAACATGTCTATTTCGGTGTTCGTGCTTGCAATTACTGCGCGATTAACTGCGCCTACGCTCCAGAGAGCGCGGCCTGCGGTAAGCGTCGTGGGGTAATACCATCCGGCGATGAGCCCTGACCTCTGATTAGTTCCAAACGGGCTAGTGGATTCCGTCCATGTCAAGTCATCGCCAGTTGTTCCGCCGAACGTGTACGACATCAGTTGCGCTCGACGTACACGACCAGTTGCAGCGTCTCCCCTGCCGCGTTGGTAAAACCATTTCTAGTGATCAGCGCAGCATAGAGCGCCGTTCCGCCAGAGCAGAAATAGGGGACGGCAAGGTTGTATGCCTGCGCCACGCGGTTTGCGCCCAAGTCGTATGAGCCTGCCAGCGGGACAACCGCAACTGATTCTAAAATGTCTGCGTCAGTGGCAAGGTTAAACGCGGCGTTGTCCGCTGCCAGAGTCACCGCTGAATTGTCGAAAAACACGATGTCAAACGAACCCATCGAGTCGTTGTAGCCTTGAAGGCTGACGCCGACGATCATTCCGGTTCCGCCAGAAATGCGGCCCGCATTTGCCAGCGTGCAGAGCGTTCCGACTTGATCACCTGCGGTGTATGCGGTTGTACTGGTGCCCGAAACTGCAACCGAAATCCGCTGCAAATCCCGACGCGATAGCGTGTTCATGTTCCCGGTAGAGTCCACCGAGATCGCCGAGTAATCGCCGTCGGCCGTCGAGCCGCTGTTGTGGTTCCGAACGCCAAGCATTAGCACGCCCGTGTCACCGTCAACGTGGGCAGTGTCTTCTGCTTTTCCGAGGTGCGTTGCGCCCGTGCCGGGGATTACCCGCAGCACATCGACATCAAGCCCGAACGTGGCATCGACGCCTGCGACGTTTGCAGCCGTCGTTGGATCACCGATGCAGATGACCTGCCGGTGTTCGTCCGTACCAGCGCCGACGGTTCTGGTGTCGATCTTGGTGCCGGTGCCTGCGGTGATCTGGACGTCAGCGTCAGCCACGCGTTAGCCCTTACGCAAACGTCAGCGTCAGAGCAGCGGCCGCGAACGATGGCGCCGCGTCACCGTTATTGATCGTCTTTGACGTCGTTAGCGCGCCGTGGAAAAGTAGATTTCCTGCTGTGCTCGCGTCCCAGACGCTCCAGTGCGTGACGGTGCCCCAGTTCGCCGTAGGCGCGGGAAACGTGATGGTGCCGTTGTTGGATGTGACGCCGCCCGTTCCGCTTGATGCGGTGGTGCTGGCTGCGGCCTGTGTGCCGGCGAAGTTGGCGAGCGATGCAGTGACTGCGACTCGCGCATAGCTGCCGCCTGTCACTTCCGTGCCGCCGCCGGCATCGGTGGTGGCCGAGGTGTGCAGACCAAAGTACAGCGTCGCCGGGGCGGTGAACGCTTGGCCGCGCAGGGTCAAATCGACCAGTTTGTTTTCGAGGTAATCGCTCATTGCAGACATGGGTCAATCCTCAGCGCTTTTCGAGATCGTCAATCCGACGATGGGCTCGGGAGATGGTTTCTTCGTGGCGATCGATGTGAGACCGCAGGTAATCGATGTGAACGATCAACGCGGCGATGGTCCGCTGACTGGCGACGTTACCAGCGATCGCGCCGGTGACAATTGACACCAGCACGGCCATCACCAGGCCGCCGATAATGGATTCCGTATCCACCGATCACTTGACCGGCTGAGACGTCAGGACGCGGAGCGCGGCGTTAATCGCCGCAATCAGAATCAGGCCCGGACCAGTTGCTGCGACAGGCATTGCTTCTGGCGCTACGGTCAAAGCAGCGCCCGCCGCAGCCGTTGCAACAGCCACCCAAATCGTGCGGGACTTGCGGATCTTTTTCGGTTCAGCTTGGCTCATCGTCCGGCCTCACAGGTGAAACGGGTGAAACAAAAAACGGTCCCCAATCGGCCAGGCATTCGCTGCACTCGGCCGTGACGTGGTTGCCGATCAGCGTGATGCGGAAGTGCCACGACTGCTCGCCACAGTTGCACCGCAGCTTGACGACTTCAGCGTCAGCGGTTCGGCGGCTTTTGATCGGTTTGAGTGTTGCCACGTCGCGCGATCTCCCGCTCGATGTACCAGACGGCTTTTTGCAGGTCTTGGGTGGCGTCAGACTTCAGCCCAGCCCGCCAGATATATTTCACGGCGTTGCCGAGGCAGAAGTTCATGTGCTCGGTGATCTGGATGCACTCAATGCCGGACGGGTGCGCGGTGTAATGCGCGGGCCGGTTGACGGGATCAGCGGACTTGTCGGATGTCGCACCTGTGCCGCTCGACTTCACCATGTGCTGCATCCAAGACAATCGCGTACATGTCGCGGCCGCTGCGGTAGCCCTGCGCTGCGTGCCATGCGTCTTTCGCGGCAAGCGTGCGGAACGACTCAACCACCGCGCCGCGCAATTCCGTCTTGCTGGTGTGGTGGATGTGGCCCGTATACCAGTAGCGGTGCAGTGTTCTGCCCCACGCTTCCGGCTTGTCGGATGCCATCAGCTCACCCAAGGCCAGGTGCTTCACAGTGTCGCCATGCGTGACACCGATGAGGCAGCGGCCGAACTCGACATAGTGAAACTTCGACGTCGTCGGATGCACATGCACCCTTGGCTCAGCGTGGAACCACGCTTCCAGAAACGCCGACAGCATGATCGAGCTGTGGTCGTCGTGGTTGCCGATGGCGTTGATGACTTCCACTTTGGCGTGCTTGCGTAGTGCCAGCGTGATCAGGTCCACCATCAGATGGCAGCCAAGCCGCAGCACTCGCGGCCAGCGCGTGTCGACGTCCAGCTTGTGGCCGGACTTGGTCAGCTGGGACAAGCTGTCGGCGTGGAAAAAGTCGCCGAGATTGCAGATCAGCGCGCGCTGCGATGCGGGCGCAACGTCAACCAGACGGCCAGCTGCTGCGAGCAGATCCTGCCGCGCGATGTTGACGTCAAAGTCTTCCCCGGCTTCCGCCGCCCAGGCGTAACAACCGATATGCGGATCGCCCATCGGATACACCGAAAGCAGCCCCGCCATGCTTCGTGCTGGCGCCTTAACCGGCTTGGCCGTTCCGCGATATTCGGCTGCCATCTCCTCAATGGCTTCCCGCATCGCCCGTGCAGCGTCGTCATCTCGCAGCCGGGACTTCACCCACTGCGCGCTGACTTTGCCATCCGCGTTGTACAGCGTGGAAACGCCCCGAACTTCGTACTCCGCCGGCACGGCATGTGTCATGTCGTGCTGGACGGAAAGCCCGCGCCTGGCAGCCAGCCTGACAAGCCGCTGCAGCACCATCTGCATGGCGCGCCGGGTGATCTTGAGCTCTCGCGCACCTCGCGACACGCCGAACTGGCGCACGGCTTCGATCTTTTTGCGCTGCGAATCCGTGTCGGCGACGCTTAGAAGCGCGTCGAAGTCGTAGTCGCGGGCCATCAGGACCGGGGCCAGAGCCCTGTCTGCATCATCACGCAAAGCCGCTGAGAACGAACGCCCACCTGCTTGAACCAGACGCTGGCGCGCATTTCGTTTGATGCCACATCCCAGTCACCACGCCCAAGCGCCATGCGCAGGCGTGCGAACTTGGCGAAGCCAGCCCAGCCAAGATTGAAAACCATGTCGATCAGCACGGCCTGCCGGACGTCTGACAGATCGAGCCAATAGGGTTCAGTGCGCAGGCTGGCGATAGCGCGCTCGATGTCGCGCTTGAGAAGCCATTCGGCTTCCTCGCGGCTGATGCCAACATCGTCGAGGTTCCGGCCGAAGCCGATGGTCTGCCGGCCAGCCGTACAGCGGTAAACCGACTGGCTGTATCCCTCGTGGCGCCTGATGAGCTCTACAACGTCCATGGTGTGCGACCAAAAAAAAGCCCGGCGGAAAGCCGGGCAATTGGAGGACCGAGGACAAATTGCGGGCGCAGTTCGTCGGGCATATGTCAACACTGCGGGAGCCAGCAGTTAAGAGGTGACCTGTTCGTTTTTAGTCGAAAGTTTCCGGCGGCTGTTCCAGCGTTGCCACCCATGCCGCCTGCGCTCGCACGAATGCATCCAGTGCGGCCCGGCGCGCCCTGCCGCCCACCGGCCTGCCGTCGAGGTAATGGCGCTTCAACGTGGCGTGGTGCAGCGGCTTGTTGGCCAGCAGCACCCACATGATCCAGCCCGTGGCCTCAATGCGCGCGTCTCGGGTGCTGCGTGCGGCCAGTTGCCGATAGCCAGACTGGTGGTCTACGAAGCCGGGCGCGACGGCGGGATACCACACTTCACGCACTTCGTGGAGTTCGGCCGCAGCCCACTCGCTGACCAAAATGTGCGCCTCGAGGTGGGTGATGCTCACAGCGCGGGCCACCCGAGCAGGTTGCGCAGCTTGTTGATGCGCCCCCGCAGCTCGCGCCGCTCGGAGCGGGTCAGCGTGACATCGGTGGCTTCGAGCTTCAGCACCTCGAGCGCCTGCAGGATGGTGTCCCGCCGTGCAACCGGCAGCTCGGTCCGCAGTGCATCCGAAGGCAAAGCAGGCACCAGCGTGTCTTTTCGGCGCAGCGAGATTCCCCTGGTCGTCATGGCTCCCTCAGCTTCTCGTAGGACACGATGGTTTGCTGTGCAGCTTCCAGCCCAAAGCACAGCGCCGTCAGGAAGTTTTGTTCTGCCAGATGGTCCAGCCATGCCGTCTGCTCCGGCGTCACGCGCCCGCCTGGTGCTTTCAGCTCGATCGCCAGCCCGCTGAATTCGCCGCGCCTGACGTACCACACCAGATCGGGAAACCCGCGCCGGGTGCCTGCGGCTTTCAGCCGTGCGCCCGTGGCCGCATTGCGCTGCCCACCGTTTGGGCTGTGGTGCATCCAGTCGGCGTGCTTTGGGTAAGTGCGCCGCATCCACGCCATCAACTGCCGCTGGATGTCGTCTTCGGCATGCTTCATCTGCGCAGGCGCTTCCACACGCCCAAACGGTCTTTTCGCATCCCCGCTTTAACCAATTCGTCAGGCGTCAGGCACCGGCGTGGATTGCTGACCCGGTGCTCTGCGGCCGAGATGGCGGATGCGAACGTCTCGAAACAGAACGGGCACATGTTTGGCGGTTGCGGTGTCATCAGAACCCCACGACGAGATTGATCTGCGCGTCGTTCAGCCCAGCGCCAAACCGCCCCAGGTACGCGTTCACGACTTTGGAAAAAAGTGCGCGGAATTCGTCTTCGTCCAGCTCGTCCCACGCAATCGACCGCGGCCAGTAGTGCGTCTCGCCGTGCTTGTCGATGACCAGGTCAAAGTGGCCGGCAGCGATTTCCAGCACTTTCCGCCAGATCTCGATCTCGTCGTAAACGTCCTGCCAGTCGAACGTGGTGGACACGAACGCGAAGAAACGGCGGTGGTTTCCGGCGCTGCGCCCGCGCTTGTGTTCGAGCAGGACTTCGTCACCGGCGCGATACCGTGCGAGAACCCGCACCGCTTCGTCGCTGGCTGGCCGCAAGCCGTCGTGACTCTTCACGAAGATGGCTTTCACGCTGTACGGCCCGCAGCCGGAACGCGTTGATAACGTGCGCCTGGACAAGCTCCCGCCATGCTTCGGGAACGCGCGCCAACGCTTCCGCACGCATCTCCCGCGTGGGCAGGTTGGCGATGTCCATGGCGTGCTGGCGCGGCCACTTGTCCGTGCTCAGAACGGGATTTCGTCGTCAGGCGCTGCCGGCCCGCGCGCGACGTCAGCCAACTTCTCCGTCGGCTTCCAAGTGTCCAGCTCGGCGTAGCACTTCCCGCTTTTGGCGCGCTTCAGCGCCACGTTCAGCCAGTCGCCGTCCTGCTGGCGCAGGAACTCGATCAGATCTGTGCGCTTGATGGACAGGTTGGCCAGCACGTACTCCGGCGCATTGTCGTTGCGCTTCACGACCATGCCGTTCACGAAAATCTTGTCGCTCACTTCTTCGGTCCCCCACGTTGTTGAAACTCACGTAACTCGGGCGGCATCTGGTTGATCTGCCACCTGCGCTTGGTGCGCGCCGAATCGCCGGCTGACACTTCGCACCGGTCCTGCCGAAACTGTGGCCGGTCAATGCGGCCGCCTGCGGCTAGGAAACGTTCAACGTCTCCGGCGATGTCGGTGGAATCAATCAAGCGCGGCGGCTTGACGTCGGCGTCCGTAATTCGCGGTTTTGCTTTTGTCATGCGTTTGCCCAGCTGCGGTCGGTTAGGTCTTCGGCGATTGATCGCGCTCGAGTGCCGCCACGCGGAATGGCTTTGTCCTGGTCGCGTCGCCACCAGCCAGCAACGGCGTGCTGCCAGCTCTTCATCGGGACTTTGCCAACCCGCCAGCCGTTTGATGCGTAGTGGTCGATGAAGCGCTCGGCGTCGATGTGGTGGCCGGTCTCCCGGCAATAGCGGTTTACGTCTTCGGCGGTGGGTGGTGAAAACCGAGGCGCTTTGCGGGCGCGCGAGACATCGCAAGATGTCTCTTTAAGTTTCTTCTCTTCTCTTCTCTTCTCTTCTAATAGAGCGGACTTTATCCCGACACTGTCGGGAGTTTGTCCCGACACTATCGGGACAGATTGACGATTAGCGAGCATCTTTGCGGTGTACTCGTCTGTTCTGCTTGCCATTTTTAGGCAGGTGATGATTCCGCCGCGGTCCTCAAAAAGCCCCGCCGAGGCCATGAATCTCATCATTTCCTCTACCAACTCGCGACTGATTCCGGTGTCAGCGGAGATCAGCTCTGCGTCGTGCTCAAGCTCAAATGTGAGTCGGTGTTTCTCGACACCGCGGGCGATGAGTTCGAGGCAATACCAGTACAGCCCGTAACCCTGCATGCCGTACTTCAGCCGGACACGGCGCAGCTTCGCGTCGGTGTGGGCGTCTGAGTCGTGTTTAAACCACTTCATGCGCACACCTCCCACACTCGCTCAAGCCGATTGCTCGCCGACAACCGGCACAATCCCGTCGGCCTCGCCAGTTGGCGCTTCTGGCAATCGCTCAGCCGCTTATTGACCTGATGCGACAGCAGCCCAACCCGACTGGCGATCTCGTCAGCCGTGGACGGGCCGTGCTCGCGCAAGCAGTCGAGGATGATGGCGATGTGCCCTGTGGCGAATTCGCGCACGCGACTGGCGGCTGCGTGGCTTGTCCAGGGATCGGATTCGCGGGCGTTGGCTTCCCAGTCGATGGCGATCTGGTTCATGCAACCGCCCTCCCCGGCGGGAAGACGTCATCGAGGTCACAGTCGGCGCCAGCCGTCGCCAGCGCAGAAACGATAGCCCTGGCGCGGTCGAGCCCAAGCTCTGCCGGGCTGCGCTGTCCTGTCTCGATGTGCGAGATGAGCTGCTGACTGACGCCTGATGCGGCGGCAAGCTGCTTTTGCGATAGGCCGGATGCTTCTCGGAATTCTTTTAGGCTCATGTTGCTCCCCATCAATACGGGCGAATACTACCTACGTATTCGCACGCGTCAAGCCCTAGGTAGTTGGATGGGGTCTACTAAAGTAGTAGACTAGACGCATGAGCACGGAATTCGGCGCACGTCTTAAATCTGCACGCGAGGCACTTAACTGGAGCCAGCAGCAGCTTGCGGACAAGTGCGGGGTCGGTCAGGGCTCTATCTCAAAGATTGAGCGCGGCGATCAGGACGAATCGCGGCACACGGTCAAGCTGGCAAGCGCGCTTGGCGTCAACGCGCTGTGGCTAGCGACTGGCGAAGGCCCGCGGCTTGTGGTGCGTCTCGCTGCTTCCGCAGTTGTTGGTGTGACCGCTTTTGCCACGCTCGGATCTGATTCTAACGTTCGAGTCGCACCGGCTTCCCGCGGTCGAGTGCCGGTTATCTCGGCAGTACAGGCGGGAAATCTAACCGACGTCGTGGACAATTTTGCGCCAGGTGACGCCGATGAATGGATAGACACCGGCGTGCCAGTCAACCGACACACATTCGCCCTAATCGTCGAGGGCGACAGCATGGAACCCGTGTTTACCGCAGGGATGCGCATCGTCGTCGAGCCCGAGATCAGCGCCAACATCGGCGACTATGTCATTGCCGGAAACGGCGAGCAGGCAACGCTTAAAAAGCTCGTCAGCGACGGCGGCGAGCTGTACCTCCAGCCGCTGAACCCTCGCTACGCTATCAAGCCGCTCGGTGAAGCCCGCATCATCGGCGTCGTTCGCGAAGCTCACATCAAGTTCCGCTAAGACCTAAGCAACTTGGTGCTAGGCGCTCGAAAAAAAATACTACGCGGGTATTGACTATGCAGAATACCTAGGTAGTATTACTTGGGACAGCAGGCCAAACACAACAGGGACAAAACATGACACCCACCCTTTCTTCGGAGGCCTCCATGGCTACCTCTTCCTCCGCCTCGAACCTTACCGCTGCCGATGTTCGCGCAGCATTTCCGCGGCTTGTTGGCCCAGTCGTCTGCGGTTGGCAGATTGACTCGCGAGCTGTTGTCGTTGAGCAGTGCCGAGACGCGTTTGCGGCGCTGGTGGATGGCGAGTACGTCGCTTGCTGCCCGACGTGGGTGCTTGCGATGCGTGCTGCATCTAAGCGCATGGCAATGGTGGCCGCATGAAGCGCGCGGCCCTAACCGACTACGCCATCGGCTACGCGTCGATGCCGCTTCCGCCAGACACCCGCCGCGAAGACGCGCGCGATGACGCCATCTCCGCGCGCTTCGATGAGATCTGGGCCGACGCTGACCTGCTTTCGGCCGCACTTGAGTACGACGGCCTGCCCTTCGCCCTGCGCACAGCCACCCTGCTGCGCGACTGCGCCAGGCGCTTGAGCCTGTGCGGCAACACGCCCATCTCCGACGCGGAGACGTTTGTGCTGGCGGTTGTGCAAGACCTGCACGACTGCGTCCAGCGCGCAGCGGTGCAGGACATCGACAGCGCCGACTGGGAGCCGTGATATGCGATTTCAAGACGCAGAAGCAGAGCAGATCGCGCTGGAGTTTATCGGCGCCATCAGCAGCCGGTTACAGGCATCCGTCGCGGCAACGCGCTTACCGCTTCCAGAAGACGAACAGGAACGCATCGAGCAGCTGACTGACCGGCTTGTCGGTCTTCGGCAGACGGTGATTGGAATCAACGAGGCACTACAGGCCATTTTGCGCCTAGCACGGGAGGACGTATGACCACTATCGAAAGAGAGTTCTATCGCACGCAGGCGGAGGCGGGCATCCAGTTCGCGCCGTGGGCTGACAACGCGCAGCTGCAGCGCGCAGCTGGCGTGGCCATCGGCATCATCGCAGTAGGCGTCAGCACCGCCGTCGTAATGGCGTTTTTCGCAGGCCTGCTGCGCCTGCTGGCAGGTGGCGCATGAACATCGAGAGAGCCACCCCCGAGCTGTTTGCTGCGCTGGCCAAAGCGCAGGCCGAGATCGAGAACGCGTCGAAGAACGCAGCCAACCCGCACTTCCGCTCGCGGTATGCGGACTTGGCTGAAGTGCTGAACACCGTGCGCCCTGTGCTGGCAAAGCACGGGTTGTCTGTCATGCAGTCCACCGCATTCGATGGCGCCATGGTTTCTGTGGAAACCGTGCTGGCGCACTCGAGCGGCGGTTCGGTGTCGTCAACGGCGAGCTGTGTACCGGCAAAAACGGACGCCCAGGGTGTCGGCGCTGCGACCACTTACCTGCGGCGGTATGCGCTGGCCGCGATGGCTGGCGTGGCGCAGGAAGACGACGACGGCAACAGCGCAGCACACACGAAGCCCGCGCCGGTCGTCCAGTCGGACACGGTCGTGCAGGAAGCCATGGCCCGCATTGCTGCCGCAAACGATGCGGCCGCGCTGGGTGAGGTTGGTGCCGGGCTGGCGAAGTTGGACGTTGATGAAGGTGCAAAGCGGAAGCTGCGGGCTGCGTTTACGGCTCGCAGGAAAGCGTTGGAGGCTGCCTAATGCTTTTCATTCAGCAGCACCTGGACGACGGCACCGCCAATCCCGAATGGCTGGCAGCCAGAGCAGGCCGCTTTACCGGCAGCCGTTTCGCCGACCTGATGGCCCGCACGAAGAGTGGCCCGAGCACCAGTCGCGCCAACCTGCTGGCCACGCTGGCGGTGGAGCGCATTACCAGGCAATGCGTTGAGATGTTTACAAACGCAGCTATGGCCCGCGGCACCGAGCTGGAGCCGGTTGCACGGTCGGCCTACGAGTCGTTGCGCGAAGTCCTGGTCGAAGAAGTCGGCTTCTGCGAATCGGCAGAGCTCGTCTGCGTCGGCGTGTCGCCGGATGGGCTGATCGGTTCGGATGGGCTGATTGAGATCAAGTGCCCAAGCGCCATGGCGAAGCACTTGGAAGCACTGCGCAGCTGCGCCCATGCCACGGAGTACCGCTGGCAGGTTCAAGGCCAGCTGTGGGTGACAGACCGCACCTGGTGCGACGTCGTGTCGTTTGATCCGCGATGGCCGGATGGCCTGCAGCTGGCGATCCACCGCGTATTCCGCGATGAGGCGGCCATTGCCGAGTTGCGGGCTGAGTGCGCACGGGCTGATGCC